ACTGCTAATGACATATTATGACCTTTCTAGTATGACTCTAATTATAGCGAGTACAACAAAAGTTGTCAAGAACGTTCTCCACATTACCTCGCTCACAGCATGTTCAATCCAGCCAAATAATCTTCTATTTCTTTTGGAGCGGGGGGTGGCTCAATAAGATTCTTAATCTTTTCTTGTTCCTGACGCTCTTTCTTAGTTGCAGAACTCCATGAATGAATTTCTATTTCTTGATTTCTCTCCCTGCGGGTATGAGAGATAGCGTTATAAACTGATCCACACATAGCGTCTGCCAAGTCCTTTGACTTCTTTCTTGGATGGTCCACTTTCTTATCAGATACAATCTTTAGTTCGCTCATTTCCTCAAACAATAAGTCAATGTGTGGCAGTGCTACACGCTCTTCATAAATCAACATAGCCAGATCCTCATAATGCTTCTTGGCTACTGACAAAGTATCTGTCTTAATTCCTACCGCCTTTAGTTCCTGCTGAATGTCAAAAGATTGCCAACGGTCAAAGGTCACCAGCCCAAGATTGAATCCCATTCTTCTAAGATGAATAATCCAATTCTTTACCTCGCTAAGATCTACTGGACCTTCCTTACGAGGCTCCCACCAGGCGATAGCATCTACCACAACGAATGGAACGATTTGCTCGTAATCATTAAATGACTTCATTTCTACCCATTTTTCTACATGGCTAATTGATACAGCACACTTGTCATGCTTCTGTGCAAGGTCAGCATGAACAAAATAAACTTTGTCTGGATCAGGCTCAAAGGCTCCATCAAATCTTCTCAAATTATCTAAAGGATTCCTCAAAGTCATTGCTCTCTGTACTTTATCCTGCTGCTTGAAGAATGCGTCAGACGCAAAGTTTGGCATACATGCAAAACGCATGAGGGCATCTCCAGGATCTGTATAGAATGCTAGTTTAAAGTCATCGATCTTTCTGGTGGGGTTTACCTCCCATGTGGGACGCTTGATGGCAAACACATAAGGAATCTTGTAGGCAAGAATATGGTCCTCGTCCCATTCGATACTAAACTTATTGCCTTCCTCATCTTCTGGAAGGTCTGGGTTAAGAATAAACTCATGACTTTGAACCACTGTTTCTTTTTCTGCAATAACATCCTCATATCTCTTGGTAATAAAGTCACCCTTATATCTAGGGAATGATAGAAGAATTACTTTTCCATAGTCTGGAAAACGTGAGTCAACAGATGCGCGGAATGCCTTATAGATAGCGTCGCCAGTCTTAGCATTCTCATTTCCTGAAACAGATTCTTGTGCAAAGCCAGAGATCTCATCAAGTACCGCCAACATAAGGTTCAAACCCTCATGGCTCTCTCGTTCTGAGTGACCAGAGTAAACAGTAATAGATTTATCAAATGTTACCGCATCTACCTTCGATTCATACTTTCCAGCAAACCATGGGGAGTGCTCAATCTTTGTTTTAAACCCCTTAAAGAATACGTTCTTGGCCTGCTGCGCGTTGATGGCAACGTTAATGAGGTCGATAGCATCCCCTGCTGGCTTACCAAAATACTTTGCAGGATCTTTTAAGCACAATAGTTTATAGACTAGGTATGCTGTTCCCACAGTTGATGTAAAATCTTTTCCACTACCCTTGCCACATTGAAGAATAACTTCGTTCTTTGTGTACTTTTTATAATGCTGTGCGGCCTCATTTTTTTCCATAAACCTTTCAAGATCCTTTTGCTGATATATCTGGCTCATGGTTTCTACCAAAGTGTATTGAATTTCTGAGAGAGGGGGCTGACCTAAATAATCTTCTGAAGTAACAAAGGTTGTAATATCTACGGGATACTCTTCAAAAGGATCATCGTCTAGAACATTAAGAAAATCGTCAAAGTCTAAACTCATAGTGTTACTGCCTCGTCTGCCCCACCATAATCAGCAAGCCTTCTTGCAACTTCATATTTACACTTATCACATTCACCAACAACATCTTTTAAGATGCCAAGTAGGATTTCTTGCTTTCTTTCTTGTTCAAGTAATTGGTCTGCCAACTCTTTGTTTTCAAGAAGTCCAGCCTTCTGAAGCATATCCATTCTTTTATTTTCAATATCAAGAATGAGTTTAAGAGCATTTGTCTTTGCTCCAAGATTGGCTGCTAGATCTGCATCTTCAATAACTTCATAAGCCTTTTTAATTAGTTGATTATAATGCTGGTCTGCACTGGCAAGAGCCTCTTTTGCTCTAGCACGAATGGCTTCATTGTTAGATACCATACCCCGCCACTCATTAAGTAGTTTTACTACTCTGTTGCGAGGTATATCAAGTTGCTTGGCAATAGTAGATTCATCATTGCCCTTGATATACTCAGAGGCTATCTTGTTTACCTCTTCTAAATGCAATACGATATCGGTTTCCATGGGAATAATTATAGCAGCAGGGTAGGATGTTGCCACCTAATGATTTGGTTCCTACCCTGCCGCCACCTTAATAGCAGTTGTGGCCTGGATAATACCAATGCTTCTTACCGCTACCGTTTTGCCAAGCAGTATAAAAAGCACGATCTTGGTAATACCTTGACCACTTGTGAATTGGTTTATCAAACAAAGTCTTTATTTCAGCAGACAAACCATCTTTTGTTTTCTTGGATTCCTTTAACATCATCCAAACAAGCCCATCTCTCCATTGAGAGTCCAAGAATTGATAGGCTCCTCTTGCCGAGGATGACTTATTGGCAGCCCGATAAGAAAAACGGGATTCACGCTTCATAATACATTTACGAGAATTTTCCCATTTAGAATCGAACCATTTACCGCGATACAAAGATGGCTCGTAGCCCTTCATATCGTCAGCATCAGCGGAGCGAGCAGACTTATGCTCCTGGCTGATGTATACGACCTTTCCCGTCGCAGTTGGTGCAGACTTAGCATACACCGTGTCAGAGGCAATGACGGGGGAAGCAATGGTAATTGTTAGCACCATCCCCAGCATACCTCCTAGCAGTTTCGTTTTCATCTGTTTCCTCCTTGCGGCGGCAACAATATCTAGCATAACATAGTTGTCTCAATTATGCAATATTTAAATTCTAAAATTGTCTATTATGTTTCCTGTGAAATGTACGATTTCTGTGACAATTAGCACAAACTATCTCACATTTATCTATTTCTTTAAATATGTCTTCTAGTGGATGCTTGTCTAGCATTCTAGATATGCTACTTACTTTTGTTCCTCTTACATGATCAAAGTCAAGCAGGTAATATGGGAACTTTCCACCACAGTCCACGCAGCCACTTTTTTCTTTTATGTTTGCCAACATTTGCGCTATTTCTTTTTTGCGCTTGGGGGATCTTCTCTTTGGTTTTTCTTTGGAAAACAAAGACTGCTGAACGTATTTATTTTTTGCTAGGTTTTCCCCTGGCATAACATTATTATACCTGAGTCTCTTTGCGCTTCCTTCGCTTTTTGGGGAGAACCTTAATTCTATCTGTCCTAAAGGAACGGTGACCACAGTTTTGACCACGCTCTAGTTCATAGCAGTCAATCCAGTCTGTTCCCGTGTCTGTGCGACGCACATATTCCTTAAACTTAAACTTAGTTCCCCAGACACCTTTGATTTTTATAATTTCCCCAGGCTCTAGCGTTCTGCCTTCGGGGGTAGTGAATGTAGGTTCACGATGGTAAAGATGTGCTAGCGGTGGAACTACTTTCTTCCTGCGACCCATGATGGTTCTCCAACCTTTTGATCTCGTCGGTAATATAAAAGATCGCCTTCTTAAGATCCTCTATATGCTTGTCTTCATTCTTTAGTCCTGCACGCCATAGATATTTAATGGCGTTACCTATATTATAGTTCCTATGACGAACAATGTCAATACATTCAACCCCACTAGGATCGCTTGTATAGTGGGATGGATGATTTACCATGTCAGACATTTACTCTCCTATTTCTTTAAACCAAACTTCTTAAGTTGGCGGTAGATTAATTGTACGCTAACTCCACACTCTTCCGCAATAGCCTCTGGAGTTTTTTTATCACGGATATATCTTTTTTCCATATATGCTTTAGAAAGATGCAATCCTTTACTTCTCATCTTTAACCACTTTCATCCAGTTTTTTAACGCATACATTCCTATACCACATGCGTCTGCTATATCATTATCGTCTACATTTATATCAAATTCATTATTAACTGTGAATATAGTTTTTTGCTTACGTTTTTCTCTTTCCTGTGCTTTATACCAGGAATTTGATCTTCCTGGTGTTTTCCTTCTAATAAGAGATTTTTCATCAGTTGTCAACAGCCTAGTTCCAATAAATGACTGCCATGCTATTGGGGTGACCCCGTACACACTCTTGACTCCCCCCAACTTTGCTGCACCTATCAGTGCTCCCTGACTCAATGCTAGATTTGCTGCTACCTGTGGGCTGTTGGCAAAAATAGTTTTTTCAATTAAAATAACATCAACTGGGTATGCATTAAAAAATGAACTTACCTTATGTGCGGTATCTCCTATTTTTTCATATATAGTGTTTCCAGAAAATACTATTTTCCCGCAACTATTTAATTTGTGATCAACAAAGTGGGCAAACGCCATGCTTTGTGTGCTTGCATCGATTGCACAAAAGTTTTTAGGAGATTGTATCTTTGCTACCTCCGATAGCCTAGTCTTTGTCATTTTCAAAAAATCCTTTTATTTCTTTAAAAGTTTTATGTACCTTTTTTTTATTTATCATGCATATTTGACAGAATCCATTTTTGTTGTATATGCTAATTACTGTGCCGCAGCCTCCACTACAAACTTTTTTATTTTTTGATTTGTTTTTTATTTTATTAATTTGATATCTTTCATATATTTTTTGTTTTGTTGAATTTTGACGACAACTTGGGGAACAATAAATTTGATAACTTACTGAAGGATTAAATTCGTTTGCACACCAAGAACAAGTTTTCATGTCTCAAGGTACTCCAAGGGTTCTATTTTCAATTCTCCCTTATCAGCGGAAGCGCACGCCTTTTGAATTGGACATGTCTTGCACACCTTTGAGTTTGCACGATAGGTCTTCTTTGGAATTTTCTTATCCTCCCAAGCCTTGCGTACCGTTCTCATCCAATCAAAAGCATACTCTACCCATGCAAGTTTCTCTTCATCTGCCTCTACAGTAATAGCATGTAGTTCGTGTGAATTCTTATTCTCATAAAGAAGAACCCCTAACCTTCTTCCCAATATCTTCATATAAATAAGCAACTGCATGAGATGATAGTTTGGTGGCTTGGCGTGCTTGCGATATGAATAAGACTCTTCCCTCATTGTCTTAATCTCAAGAATGGGCTGTGTCTCTCCCCATTGTAGAATACCGTCAGCAAAGCCAAAAATGGGAGGATCGGAGATCATGACCTTCTTCTCTTCCTCAACCATAATTCCAGCGTCTGTAATAGCCCTCTGGATGCGTGCGTGGGCATCGATACCACTCTGCATATTTGCTGATGCGTAAGCGTCTGCATTATCTTCAAACTCTGCACCCTCAAATGCTAGATACCAGTATCGTGGGCACGCACCATTTCCATAAACGATTGTTGATGGACTAAATGATTTCTTAGTCTTAAACTCAGGCACACGATTTGCTGTATATCCTTCTTCAATCTTACTAATAAGTTCCCTGGTGTCAATAGGACCAGATGGTTGCTTATCCATTACTTGCTTCAAAAAATTCTTAGCCATAGTAACTCCCTAATTTAGCACTATACTTCAGGCTGTCTACCAACCTTTGTACCGCCTCATTAGCGGAGTAGTATAGGTTTTTCTTTGCTCTGTCATCTTTCTTTACATTTGTATAGTATGACGCTAACATCTTAAACTTGGCTGCATAAGCCTCCAGTTGCACAATAAGACCTACTGCCTTTTGCGGAGGAACATCTGGGTTCATCATTAACTTAACAATGACTCCAAGTGCGTCAGTAAGTTGATCGTCATTCATTAGTTCTGAGATCTCAGTAAATTCTGCTACCTCATTGACGAGTTCAATCGTCGTTGTCATTTTCTATTAGCCTTTCTAGTTCAGACAATTCTATCACGGCTAGCCTAGTTTTGCGACTTCCCTCTCCCAATACAAGTATAAGTGCAGGAGATTTTTGTTTGTCTACCTTCATTTGATCTGTTACCACTTTAGCCCAAACATCTTGAGATATAGAAAAGGACTTAGAGTATTCTTTTATATCGACAACATAATTATTCCAGGTTGCGTCACCCTTCTTCTGGTTCCTCCCTGAGTTTTTATGAAGCCTTGCCCCCATTCTTTTTGCCTCTCCTCGCTCACTCATTAGTAGCCCCGAACATAAAGATTGACTTTGGATAGATGTTTTTCTTGACACATCCATGTTAGGTCGTATGATTTTATATAAAACCTTGCCTGTAATACTTCTTTCTTACACTCTTGACATACAAATGTTCCTGAATATATAGAAAACTTAGGCATTAGTAACCTTGTCGATAAGAGACTCTTGAATATCAAGATCTTCTTTTACTCCAAGAATCAACTTGTCCCTGCCTTGGAATCTTTCTCCATTGACCGTATACCATGCTCCTGCTCGTTCAATGAATCCAAGAATTTCTGCTGTATCAACCAAATCAGCGATACTGTCAATCCCAATATCGTTTCCCCTGAAATAGAAATCATATTCCCCACTTTGGAACGCAGGGCTTGTCTTGCTGAACTGAACATCCCATCTAACCTTTCTTCCTACTTTTTCTTCAATAATCTTATCTCCCACATGAATCTTTCCTTTGATTGCCTGGTTGTCTGATTCAGAGGAGAACAACTTAACAATGGTTGAAGAATAGAACTTTGTAGCCATGCCCCCTGTTGGTTGCTGGCTTGTATACATAGCAGTAATGTTATTGCGAGCCTGACTGATAAGCACCAAAAGCGTTGGCTTTGTTTGATTGTTTGCATAGTTAAGCATCTTTACGGCATTGGTCATATCCTTTGCCTCCGCACCAATCTGCTTGGTGTTTTCTAGTTGCTTTAACTCATTGCTATCCTTCTCAAAGTAGACTGCTGGAAGAAGGGCAGAGATACTATCCACAACAATGATATCTGCTCCTGCTTGCATAAGATCCGTACCAACATCCACCATATCGTTTATAGTGCGAGCCGTAGAGTAGATTAGGTTGTCTGGATCTACCCCCAGAGTTCTCGCCCAATCTTCTGAATAAGACATTTCTGCATCTATCCATGCACAAACCTTTCCTTCCTTTTGAGCCATACCAATCATTTGCAGGCACAAAGATGACTTAGCAGAGGACTTTGATCCCCATATAAGAATCTGACGACCATACGGCAATCCACCCCCCAATGCCCTGTTAAGACCATATGAGGGAGTTGGCTGCTTCTCAATCACAATGCCAGTTCCAGTAGTTATACTCTTACGCAACTTTGGATTTAGTTGTGACAGAACTTCTTCTGCACTCATAACATCAGACATTAAGCAAGCACTCCATGCATCTTAGGACGAGAAACATTCTTCTCCATCTTTTCATTGATGGCCTTTGCTAATGAGTGATTGGTATATTGATCTGTACTCATACCAGCCCATAGGTCAAGGACACGAATAATAATGTCTGCTAGTTCTTCAACTACAACATCATCTCCCATCTCCTTGCGAATAGCCTCAAGAGTTTCGCTTACCTCGCTATGAACCATAGCCAACTGCTTCAGATAAAAAATAACCCTGTTGTCTTCTGTATCTGCGTCCCAGAAGCCCTTTCTCCGTGCATTAGCGTTAAGAGTAAACGCTAAATCATCCATATCTCGTAAATACTTCATGCTTGAACTACCTCCTTTAATGTTAGCCCTCCTTCTTTTGTCTTGCCAAATTCCATCTCAAAAGCCTTGCCCTCATCTAGTCTTGTGTATGCAATAGCAAAGGCTGTAGGAAATACAACTACTGAATACAGTTCTCTGTTGTGGTCTGCCACGACAAGGCTTGCCATCCTCTTACCTGATTTCGTTACGCGAGGCTTAAAGGATAGCACATAATGCTCTTTTTCGCTATATGGCAACTGCCTATAGTTAAGAAACTTTAGTAGTGTGGACTCACTACCCTGTATATTTTCGACAGGAATCGCTTCCATGACTCTGTTAGATCCAACAAGAATAATATAAGTCTTGCCAGCCTCAATCTTAGTGTCTTCATCATCAAATACTCCAATAGATCCTGTGTTGTCTAGTATTTCTACTCTTGACCAACCTTTACCTCGCTTGATTCCTCTTACTACGCCCATCAGGATAAATACTCCATCCTCATCAAACTCATCAACGGAATTAAGGTGTGCGCGATAGTGTTGTGGAACCTCATTACTAAACTCTGGAAGATTTAGATATTCATAAAGATTCTCCCTGACCTTCTCATCGTCCCTTGGATTGTCTGAGAACGTCAATGCTCCAACGGCATTGAGAGCGTTTAGTGCTCTAGAGTTTACTCCATTTCCCTTGGTAAATGTATACTCTTCAACTTCCTTGTAAGAGTTAAATGGCCTTCCTTCAATATATCTTGAAGCGATCTTATCAGAAATGAACTTAATTGCTGCCAACCCAAAACGAATACCTTTCCCTTCAATCTTAAAATCAATATCAGAATCATTAATGTGTGGTAGACGCAACGGAATACCAATGCGCTTTGCCTCAATCAAATACTCTGTGCGAGCATCCTTGTCCTTCTCATTCTTAAGAAGGGCAAACATAAACTCTAGTGGATAATAATACTTTAGCCATGCCGTCCAGTACGAGAGTGTTGAGTAAGCGACAGCATGAGACTTATTAAAGGAGTATCCTGCGTGGGCTTCAAAATCGTGCCACATCTTTTCAGCAGCGGCCCCACCAAGCGGCCCAGTTGCGTTCCGAATAAATAACTCCTTGAATTCGTCAAACTCTTTCGCATCCTTCTTCTTGCCAATAATCTTACGGACCTTGTTTGCTTCGCCCATAGTCATACCACCAAGTTTGGTACAGGCAAGCATAACTTGCTCCTGATATAAAATTGTACCGTATGTATCTGAGGTAAACTCTTGCATTATTGGATGAGGATATACAACCATCTCCTTGCCACGCTTGCGAGCAATATAATCCTTGCCAATGGTGTTCATAGCACCAGGACGGACTAGTGCATTAGATGCAACCAATTCATCAAACTTGCTTACGCCCATCTTGACTAGGAGGTTCGTGTATGGTGTTGCTTCACACTGGAATACCCCCTTGGTAAATCCATCAGAAAGCATTGCATAGATGTTCTTATCTTCCATACCAATGGACCCTAGATCAACCTCCTTTCCTGTACGCTCTTCAATGATTGATATAGCATCATTGATTGCCGTCAGGGTCTTAAGACCCAGTGCATCGATCTTAATTAGCCCAATGTCTGCCGCCTCTTCCATATCTACGGCTACTACAGGTATTCTCCCAGTAGATCCAGTAACAGAGCGTGTCTCCATGGGAGCAACCTTGGAAATGGGTGTCTTGGACGTTACAACGCCTGCTGCGTGTACTCCTGTACCACGGATACGACCACGCATCTTATCGCCATACTTTTCTACCTCAGGGTACTTCTCCCTAAACCAAGCAGTGTTCTTTGAGGTTAGATACTCTTCCCATGTGTCTACCGTCTTGAGAGCACGATTTACGTCTGCAAGGGGTATGTTGAGTGCGCGACTAACATCTCGTACAACACCCTTATCTTTGAACTGAAGGAAGGTGGCAATGCTGGCAACGTAGCGATATTGCTTTTCTAGATAATCCTTCACCTCTTCACGGCGACTGTCCTGAATATCACTATCAATGTCAGGCCAGTCATCACGGTCAATATCAATAAATCGGAAGAACAGTAGCCCATGCTTGATGGGGTCAATGTCTGTAATTCCTAGTGCATAACACAACAGAGATCCTGCTGATGATCCACGACCAGGACCAACCATGATGCCATTCTTCTTCGCCCAGTTAAGCATGTTACGAACAACGATAAAGTATGGAGCAAAATTCTTTTCCTTGATAACCGCTAACTCTTCTTCTAGGCGATCAACATATTCTTGATTAGTATGCAGATTATTGGCTTCTAGGAACTCTTCTGCATACTTTCTAATCTCTGCGTCAGGGTTGCGGTGTTCGGCAGGAAGAAGATTAAGATTGCGACTGATAGTATAGTCCTCAACCTTGTCTGCAATCTCAAGGCTATTGACAAACATATCATCTCTAAACCCACCGTTGCCTTCCATAGACTCACGCATCTCTTCTGGCGATAGAAGATGAATGTCAAACTTGTTAAAACTCATCATTCGGTCATGACCGTAAAGATAATCAAGGCGTTCCATCATATCTTCATACTTCTTTGACTTCTCAAACGTGGCCTCTTTGTCTAACTTGGCATGAGTATTGAGAATAAGCATCATCTCTTGGATTTCTTTTTGATCTACCGTCGCATGGTGGCAGTCTGGCGTAACAACAATCTTGTAGCCTCCTGCATCTGCCAATTCAACAAGTGCCTCATTCATACCAGGCTGATTGTGTGGCATAACCTCTACATAAAAGTCATCGCCAAACCTATCTCCAAACCACTGAAGGTGCTGTTTGGCTACCGCAAACTCTTCTTGCTCAATTGCCTTGTTGATTAGTCCACTCATACATGCTGAAGTGACAATCAGGCCGTCACCGTACTTGTCTAATACCTCAAAGTCAATGCGGGGCTTCTTATAAAATCCCTCGTTCCACCCAATCTCGTTTAGTTTGCCAAGATTCTCTAGACCCTCATCATTCTTAGCAAGAATAACAATATGATTATAGACAAGATCAAGCGGGGCTGCTCTCTCTGACTTATCTCTCTTATCAAAGCGGTCTGCCGTGATATACCCCTCTATCCCCAAAATAGGCTTAACGCCCTGTGCCTTAGCAGCACGATACATTGGCCTATGACCAGATAGCGTGCCGTGATCTGTAATTGCAATGGCAGGCATCCCCAACTCTGCTGCCCTTGCTGAATACTCCTCTGGTGTTGCTACGCCGTCCATGAGGCTGTAATGAGTATGAACGTGAAGTGGTGCGTACAAAATATTCCTTTCTTGTAAAGGTGGGGGGAGACTTCTCTGGAACTTCAACCGTAACTCAGCAGTTAACTACA